GCACTCATGGCGACTGAAGCAATCAATCCTACACGCTACCAACAAGACAAGTATAAGATCAGAGGGTATACGTATCCAGAAGATCTTATGAGCGACACTTATGGTGGTAACTATGCTATCTTTTACGTAAACGTAAACGTAGACTCCAAACTTCTGAAAGAGAACGGTGGAACTGCAGAGATTACGGATGATAAAAGCTACACTAGAGAGCGTGGTCCATTAGTAGCACAAAATTTAGGTGGTGTTGGAATCACAGCTGCTGGTGTTGGTCAAAACGTAGGTCGTGGTGCAGTTGCTGGTGCTCTAGCCAACAAAGCTAGTGGTAAGAGTTTCTTATCTGGCGCCATTAAAGGTACGGCTGTTGCTGGCGCTCCAGGTGCTATCGGTCTTGGCGCTGCAGCAGCAATTGCTGGCTCTACTAATCGTTCACAGAAACGTCTTGAAACCTCTATCGCCTTACACATCCCTAACCAACTACAGATTCGTTACGGTACTCAGTGGTCTGAAGAAGACACCTCAACTGCTTTGATGCTTCCTCTTCTTGGTGAAGCTGCGCTAAAAGCGCTAGGTAATGCAGCAACTGGCAACTGGGGTGGAGATAGCCCTAACGCTAGATCTATTGGTGAAGGTGCTGCAGCTTATGGTCTTGCTGGTGGTGTTCCAGGAACTAACACTGGTGTAGTATCAGCTGCTACTGGTCTTGCGTTCAACCCTCGTAAAGAACAAGTGTTCAAAGGTGTTGACTTCCGTACATTCCAGTTCGACTATCAATTTTTCCCAAGAAGTTCTACTGAAGCTAGAAACGTACTTGACATTATCCGCATGTTCAAGCTACACATGCACCCAGAGTTCAAAGATACGAATAAGTTCTTGTACATCTATCCTTCTGAGTTTGACATTTCTTATTACACAAACGGTGTAGAAAACACTGCCATCCATAAACACACAAGTTGCGTGTTGACTGAAATGTCCGTCAACTATACTCCTAACGGTCAATTTACGTCATTCCCTGACGGTACACCTACTCAGATTAACCTTCAACTGACATTCCGTGAACTTGCTCAGCTGGATAAACCAATGATTCAGAGAGGCATGTAATGTACTTCAATAAATTCCCACAGTTCGTTTATGAGTTTAACGTCGCTGGTAAAACAAAGGCGATGGTTATTACAGACATCACACGAAATGTTCGTTTCCGTAAAGAGATTCTTGGTAACATCGAGTTGTACGATGAGTATGATGTAAAAGACGGAGAAACCCCAGAGATTATTGCAGAGAAGATTTACGGATCTTCAGAGTATCACTGGGTTATCATGTTAGTCAATGAGCGTTTTGATTACCTGTCTGACTTTCCTATGACTTATCAAACTCTACTCAAATATGTAGAAGATAAGTATGGTGTGGGTAATGAAAATGATACTCACCACTACGAAAACTCTAAAGGATTTGTTGTCAACTACGACGACCCAGATGCGACATCGGTTAGCAATTTACAACACGAAGAGCGTGTTAATGAATCTAAACGAAGAATCAAAATCGTATCTCCAGGGCTAATTGCACGTGTGTTGAAACAGTTTGAAGATCTAGTATAATGCCTTCTTCTGATAAATTACGTTTTGCTGGCGATGTAAACATTGACAAGGTAGTTATTACCTCTGTCAACGGATTCTATCAAGATATCGCAAACCAAGTCATCGGTATTCAAATATTCGAGGACATCTTTTCTCCGTTTATCACAGGCTCTTTGGTTATCAAAGATTCTCTTGATCTGCTAAACGTATTTCCATTATCGGGTGAAGAGTATCTTAGCCTTAAAATCACAACACCTTCTTTAACCAAAGGTGCTATTGAAGGTGAGTTTTATATCTTCAAGATGACTAACCGTGAGATTCTTGGCGACCGTTCTGTTACATACGAACTACATTTCATCACTCAAGATGCTGTCGTTGATATGAACAAACGTGTTAGTAAAAAGTTTGAGGGTAAGCCATCAGAAATCGCTAAGACGATTATCACAGATAAAGACAATGGACTTCAAATCACTGGTCCAGTCAACATTGAAGAGTCTAGCAACAAAATCAAATATATCTCTAACTTCTGGAGTCCAGTTAGAAATATGACGTATCTCTGCGACCACGCACTAAACATGAAAGAAAGCCCATCATACGTATTCTTCCAGAATCGTGCTGGTTTTAACTTTGTAACGCTAGATTCTCTATACGACAACTCAGACTACATTGAGTATTTCACCTACGATAACTACGTACGTGATGTTCTTCCAGGAGATTCTAGCGCAAAGAATATCGTTGAAGATTATAAGCGTATTCGCCGTTTAGCTGCCCCTGTTCTGTACGATTATATGGAACGTATTGATGGTGGTATGCTTGGTTCTAAACAATACTCATTCGACATGATTTCAAAGAACGTCGATATCAAAGAGTATGATATGTTCAAGGATTTTGATAAGAACAACCATACAAACGTATATCCGTTGGTTTCTTCTGATTCTATTTTCCGCTACAACGCTAAGATTATCAATCGTGTTCGTCACTGGGATAACTTCAAAGATGGTGGTGATTCTTCTAACAGCAAGTTCTTACAAAAACGTATTTCTTTAATGAAGATCGTTGATGCTGCCAAAATTGAAATCACAGTTCCAGGACGCACACAATACACCGCTGGTCAAAAAGTTCTTGTTGAACTAAACAAGATGGAACCAGTAGAGAAAAAAGATACAGATACATTAGACGCTATGTTGTCTGGTGCATATATTATCAGCGCTGTTAACCATTACATCGACAGAGAGAAACATGAGTGCGTCATGGAACTGGTTAAAGATTCGTTGCTGAAAGACATTAACAAGGTAAAATAAGATATGATGAAGTTGTATACAGGTTGCGTTGAAAACCGTAACGATCCACTAAAACTTGGTCGCTGCCAAGTTCGTATCGTTGGTCTTCACACAGAAAGTAAAGTAACACTTCCTACTGAAGACTTGCCTTGGGCATATCCAGTTCAACCAATCACATCTGCTGGTACGTCAGGTGTAGGTTCTGCCCCACTTGGACCAGTTGAGGGTTCATGGGTTCTGATTACTTTCATGGATCCAGATGAGCAGATGCCAATGATGCTTGGTACTCTTGCTGGTGCATACCAAACTCCAGAGTCACTTGCAACTGGTCAGTTTACTATCGATGAAGCTGATGCTGCAGGTAATATCGATCTTACAAACTCAAAAACTATTCCACAAAACCCAGATGGTACTGTCGGTGATGCAGCCAAAGCTGCTGACCCGTATGGTGGACAAGCTGCGGTCAAAGACGGTAAAGTTGTCACAGAGCCAGGAAAAATTGTTGGACCACTTGGTGGTCTAATTGCTAAAGCTGAATCTGGTAGAGACGGATATAACGCATTCAACCGTGGAACTGCTAACGGTAAAATTATCCCAGCAGGTGGTAAACTTGATTTGACAAAGATGTCAATCAAAGAGATCATGGCAAAGCAAGCATTGCCTCCAGGATCTCCAGATCGTTTGTTTGCTGTTGGTAAGTATCAATGTATTCCAGTAACGCTGAAGGCTGCGTGTCAAGCACTCAATATTGACATCAACCAACCATTCAGCGAAAAGACTCAAGACATTATCTGTCAAGAGTATCTTGTCGCTAAGAAACGACCAGCATTAGTTGCTTACTATCGCAATCCAGATAAGAACAACGAAAAGCTGTTAATGGATGCAGGCAAGTCACTTGCTGCAGAATTTGCTTCTATTGAAGATCCATACAATCTTGGGTATCCATACGGTGGACCAAACGGTAGCTACTATAAAGGTGGTAATCGTGCGCACACCATGTGGAAGGATATCAGAAAGACTCTAGTATCTGAGTGGGAATTCCGTAACGATAAAAAGAACCCACCACCAACTGCCACTATTGCAGACAACGATAAAGTTGATAAGGGTACTGACTACTCTGGTGTTGCTAAGCAAGCACCTATTGACGACTCTGTTGCTACTGAGGCTACACCGTCAGTTGTCGCTGAATCAACTCCAGGTGATGAGGCTTCTATCCCAGAGCCACCTGTTGTTCCAGATATTCCAATCACGACACTAGCTGGTGTCACCCCCACAGATATTGGTGGCATTTCTGGCGCTCTGTCTTCTATTCAAAATGAATTTGGCGATATTGTTGGTGGTATCAGTGATTCATTTGCCAGCATTGCCAAAGATCTAAAACTAGATGCTGCTTTAGATACTGTTCTTGGTGGTGTCAAAGGATTGAGTTCAGATGCTACTAACTTACTCAAATCTTTTGGTGGTAGCCTAAGTGAGATCTCTCAGAATCTAGGTATTGAAAATATCTCTGGATCTCCAACTGAACTTGCAGCCAACCTTGGATTAGCAAACCCATCTCAAGATGCGATCGTTCAAGAACTAGCCAAGCGTGCTGGATCTCAACAAGGTCAAGCTGCAGCTATGCTTGCTAAATTGGAAGCACAAGGTGAACCAACTAAACCAGTACAAGCACCTGTTGGCGAGAAGAACCCAGATGGTTCTATCAGTACTGGTACTGGTGTTGATCCAAACAAAGGTTTCCAAGATCCAAACGGCACTTATCCAAAATATAAGAATGAACCAGACACCAACCGTCTAGCTACTGGCAACAACCTTGGACGCACCATCGTTCTTAAGAAAGAAGCTACACTAAAGACTGGCGTCAAGATTGCCAACGGTGGTACTTGGGATCAGTCACCAAACCCATACAATGCAACATACCCATATAACAAGGTCACTCAAACTGAGTCTGGTCATGTTATGGAGTGGGATGATACTCCAGGATCTGAGCGTATTCATACCTACCACAAGTCTGGAACATTCACTGAAATTGATGCCAACGGCACTCAGGTGAATAAAATTGTTGGTGATGGTTTCTATATTATGGAGCGCAATGGATTCATTTATGTCAAGGGTGCTTATTGCGTTACTGTCGATGGCGCAATGAACCTTCGTACAGACAACGTGTTCAACTTGGAAGTTTCTGGTGCTGCTAATATCAAGATCTATAATGACGCAAACATTGAAGTCTCTGGTAAAGCCAACATCGCTGCTGGTGTAGAGATTAACGCTAAGGCTCCTAAGATCAATCTTGAGTCTACTGGTCAATTCAACATTAAGGCTGGTACTGGTCTAAACATCGAAGCAGGTAAAGATATCAACATCAAGACTGCTGCTTCTATCAACCAACAAGCTAAAGGTAACGTAAACACTAAAGCTGTTGGTACAGTATTCACTCAGTCTGACGCTGATATTAACTTGAAGGCAGCTGGCGTTGTTAATGCAAACGCTGACGTAGATGTGAACGTCAAAGCTGGTTCTAACGCAAACATTCAAGCTGGCGCTGATGCTAACTTCAAGGCAGGTGCTGCAGCCAACATGGAAGCTGCGGCTAATGCAAGCGTTAAAGCTGGTGGTAATGTTGGTATCGACTCTGGTGGTATCCTTGATATGAACAACGGATCTGCTGCTTCTGCTGGAGACGCTATTGCAGCCAACCCTGCCACCGAAGCACGTGATGCTGGCTTGGCTGAACTAGAACTGCCAGTTGAAACCCGTGGCACTTCTGGTGTTGATCGACTACCACCTCTTGCTGTTGCAACCCGTAGTTCTGAAGTGGGTATGGACGCTCCAGGAACTGGTGATGTTGTTTCTTATCAGAACCGTCGTGTGCAAAATAACACAACTTCTAAGTCTGATGTTGAGGGTACTCGCTACGAACAACAACGTGAAACTCCAAACGCTAAGTCTGCTGGCGCTCCACCAGTAGCTGCTGGTATGGATGCTATCATGAATATGCCTGCAGATCAATTCACTGCTGGTATGAAGCTGTCTAAACACTTCACTCTAGGTGACTTGACTAAAGGTGGTGTTCGTATCCCACGTGTCACTTACAACGTCAATGGATACAACATCACTCCACAGCAGATCGTGGCTAACCTAAAGAACCTAGCTGTCAACGTGCTTGATCCAATTCGCGATAAGTTTGGTCCATTCACTATCACTTCTGCTTTCCGTCGCCCACCATTTGG